AGCAGCCGACCCTCCACGTGGGCCCACTCGGACACGTTCAGCCGCCAGCTGTAGCGTGACTAATACGGATTGTGCAAATCAGGATCTCTGAGCATGGGAGTCGCCTTCGTACGAACATGGTTGTCCCTGTCTTGGATGCCAGCATCAATTCAGTCTGACACGGTATCTGGGTTTATTGGCTCTATCCCATGACCCGGAGGGTTGCTCCCTAAATATGAAAGCCATTTACGGCGCCTATTGGACAAGTGGCCCGGGCCACTTGTGCTATGATGGAGTACTTTGCGTGTAATACGCTGCTCCTCACTGAGCAGCAAGGGTGGTGCCTCAGGTGTCCGACCCTGGAACCTCTGGTACCTCTCGCCCTCGCCTGGGGCGCGCCTAACCATGGCCAATCTTCCTTAGACCAGTCTTCTTGGGTTGGTGAACGATGGTCGGACAGGGCTGGGGTCACTTTGTTACCGCAGCCAGCGGTGATATATACCCTATGCTCGTTGGACGTAAAGCTGCGAAATACTGCCCGCTGAGTCGTACTGTCTGCGTGCCTCCCACCTCTGATATATTAATAAACCAATGAACAACATTATAAATAAATCCGATGGTGTGTCGGTGAGCCCCATTAACACTGGGTCTCAGTTCGTCCTTCCAAAGGCGGACTTTCTCGGGATACCATCTATCGTGAGACATTTAGTGGACACTTCATTGCCTATCTCAGATCGTGCGAAGGTGCTTCATGGTCTCGTTCCTCTCCCTGTCCGCTCTAAGGTCCTTGCCGCTGCCACTGCCCGTGACGATGTGAGTGTAACGAACTCACAGGTTGCGCGAATCTCTTGGGTGCTCTCTACTCTCTCCATGCTCTACCCAGCAGTTGCTCCCGACGTTCCCACATTAACCGGGAAGACTCTTGATGAGGCCAATGCTGCCCTATCAATGGTAATTAACATCGCTCCGGACGTTGCAGAGCTGGTACTAGTGATCAAGCACTATTTGTCATGGGTATTACAAACTACTGAGGAATTAGCGTCCATAGGTATACTCCCGCCTGAGATACCAGGTGTACTCAGTATCCTAGGTGCGATACGTGATCTCAACCGTACGTACGCGCGCAGAGTGTCAGACGCTGAGTTCCGACGTACTGCCAGCCCAGACGCCTGGGCCAAGGCTGCTTCCGCCCATGACCTAGCCGTTTCGCGTCTTCACACGGGACTTACGACTGTTGTCAGCCTTTCTCTATCTGACGTACCCGCCGCCTATCTGCGGCGACGTTTACCTAAGGAGGGTTCGCTCTTATCGCCTGATCACCGTAGGGCAGCGCTCACTGCGCTTAAGCGTGAACTGGTGCCTCTAGCCCGTGCGGCAGATGCTGCCAGCCGTCCATTCTCTTTAAAGGTTTATTTCGCTACAGCTGGGTAACGCGTACGAGCTGGTTTCAAGGGATGTCTACATTTCTACTTTATATTGTACATCGCCCCTCGATGCTTAACTCCCCTCTCCACATACATGATGGGATTATAAAACATTCTCTCGCGTCCCAAGTGCGTGTGGAGCCGGTGGGTGAAACTAAGACTGGTAAATCTGCTCACGTGCCTATGTCCGCTCTAGGACACTTCGGTGTTGTGCGTGTGGAAGGGGTGTTGCCCCCACAAAGTAGGAACGACTTGTGGAAGCACCCAGAGCGGCTCCTGGACGAACATTCACTTCTCCCACTTACGAAAGTTTGCAGGTTTCTCAGGACAGTTCCGTTTAAGGTTGGGTCGATCCCCCCTAAGATCGTCAAGTGCCCCAAGTCCATCTGGATGTGGTGGAATTCAGACTGGGCCCCGAAGGCGATCAAGGATCTACCTGACCCTAGGGACTATTGCATGGCCAACGGCTCATGGGAACATAATCACAAGATTCTCTCCTCTACTGCCAAAGGTACTTCGCACAAAGCTGATGTAAATAGTCTAAGCCATGTCCTACGTTGGGTCGAGCACCTAAATATGCCTCATATGCATATTCCTACTCTCTCTGACCTACGGCACGTTAATATATCTGGTGACACTTTTCCCGGATTTATGACGGCGTATGTATCACGTATGTTTAGAGGTAGGCAGGCACCAACCAAAGCCAGCATGCTAACTGCTGCCACTACCGTCGCAGAGTCAGTGTGGATGGACATCATAAGGGGGGTGACACTCGACCACTCCTTATGGGCCTGTGGTGGACGGGCGAAGCTAAACAAACTAGGTGCGGCCATCACCGACTGGAAGGAACTGAAGGCCAGGTTGATACTGATGCCCGAGCTTCCACAACAAATGGTCCAGATGGTGTGGTCTCAACTATGGACCAGGGAAATGGCGACACGTTCGACACCCCTAGCATATGGTCTAAAGTCTACTCACGGTGGATGGGAGCGCTTGTTCGCAGACTTCAAGCACTGCCACTCAATACTGGAGGGTGACTTCTCAGCTTTCGATACACGTGTCAGTGAAGCACACATGGTTACTGCATTCAGGTTGTTACGTATGTGTTGGCCCGCCAGTGAGGTAGTGGATCGATTCTTTGTCTTCTTCATGTCCTCCTTTATCCATAAGTCGATCTTAACGCCTGGAGGCTATGTCTACCGACTGTCCCATGGAGTCCCATCCGGGTCATGTTGGACCTCGATCATCGATTCCCTCGTAAATTGGGTCGTTTGGATAGACACCGTGAGGAATTACCCGGCCTTTAGGCGCGCCAAGTTGGGGCCTTCCGACGTGGTGCTCAGGATTGGGGGCGACGACTTCTTGTTAGGTTTCAAGAAGCCAGTAGAGTTTTCAGTTAGCGATCTCCGCTACTGGGTACGCCGACGTCATGGAATGACACTGGACGATACCACTGCTATACGTAAGTTTACCTCAGCAAACGAGAATGAGTGTGCTTCATTCTATAAGGTTATCTTACATAATGGCGTACCTAACATACGTACACTCGACTTGTATAAACAAATTGTTGTACCAGAAACATCGTTAGTGCCGTCGTTTGACCTATGCAAATATATAATTAGTAGGGCACAATCACCTCCAGGATGTGTGACCACGGTAGAGGTATTAGCTTCACTCTGCGCCTTCCTCGACCTAATGTTTAACAGGGTCCTTCTAAACGCCCCTCAATATTATCCAGTCCTACACGTCTTCGATCGTACCTGGGACTACCCAGACGACTTAGGCCGCCTCCTCCATAAACTTGAGATTGAGCGGCCCGATCCGAGTTTCGTGAAGACTCAGTTAGCGCGTTTCCAGTCGTGGATAGCGTCGAGGTGGGCTGAGTTGTATATGATCGAAGTAGAGCTCCACCCAGCGGACGCAGCTCCAAAGTGCTCTCCACACAAACTTCGTGTAGCAGGCGGAATGCAGATGTCCCCTTCCCACTACCAGGTCGTACGTACGCTCCGCGCCGCCACCCAGCCCCGCGGCCCGCCGCGTGCGGTTACGATACCGGCGCC